CTCAGGCCGTGCGCGGTTTCGCTGTCTGCCATGCGGCGCAGCTCGCGGTAAACCGTGACCGGTGCACCGCCCACAAACTGAAACTGCCGGATGTGCCAGCGTGCCGCCCAGGCAGAAACGGCCGAGGCTGTTTCTTTCAGATCTTTTCCGCTCTCGTCGTCTGTCTCACCATCCAGCGCATAACCATCAATATTTTTGGAAATGTATTTAGCGACGTAACCTGTCGCGCTGCCTTTATGCGGGTCGATAGCCTCAGCGTGAAAGCGGGCCTTACGGGCTTTGTCGGTTGTCAGCTCGCTGCCGTCTTGTTGCCAGGCGTAGTCGCGCATAATCTCGCGCACGCGCTCAGCCTGCTCCGGACGCATAAACATGAGCATGTGCCAGTGCGGTGTTGCATCATAATGAGGCTCAGCAACGCGGATCCCGAAGATGCGGATTTCTTCGCGGTGCAACTTAGCGCGGATTTTCTGCCAGACACTGCAGAGATAACGCTGCGTTTCTGCCGGGCTGGCACCGTTCCATTTACGGTTGCGATGCCCGGTTTTGATTGTGGCGTGATAACGCGCGGGGGCAGTCAGCGTGTAGAATTCGCCGATAAAGCCCATTTCATTGCAGATATTTTCGAAACCGCGAATGCGGGTCATCAGCTCGCAGCGGCGGATCGCCGGGTTAGCCACGCTGCAGTCGTATTTCTCAATCAAGCTGATGCGGTTGCCTTCTTCGTCTTCCAGTTCCATTCCCTTTAGAAACTCACGGGTGCGGCGCTTCTGCTCGCGCAACTCTGAAACGGTCATGGTGCTGGCGTAGGGGGTGTGCTTTTTGCTGACGTTAGCCAAGGCAATCTGAAGATGTTCACGCCATGATGCGGCCACGCGTCGCAGCCTGCCTTTCCACCACTTTTCCGTGTGCATACGCAGGATTGCCGGAGTAACTTCCTCCGGATCAAAAAGGCGCGACGTGACCTTTTCCCACAGGGGAGGCGTCTGGCTCAGCTCGCGGGTGATGGTGGCGGCGGTCATGTAAACACGGTGCGTGTATTTGTAATCCGACTCGTCGCTGGCCTGCGCGTGTGCCTGTACCAGCTCGGCGAGGACGAAATTAGCAACATCCCCGGCGAGTAGATCGACGTCGGCGCGCGCCATGTCAGGCAGTCGGTTGAAGCGGCGCATCAGATTGAAAAGCTGACCACCGCCTACAGCCGCATTGTCACGCTCAGTTGCGTTACCGCCGAGTAACTTTAATGTGCTCCCCTTCATTACCCCGACACGATATTGAGCGTTAACGGTTTCAACGCGTGGCAATGTGCGCTCAACAAATGTCTTTGCTAAGTACGCATTGGCGCGGGCTGTTCCCTGCGTCTTTTCCAGATCGCTAATGCGGCGTTTAACTTCGAGTTGTATCAGAGCAGGCTGCATAACGAGCAACTCCTGCGCACGCACTAAAGCCGCAATTATCTGACTGCGGCTGTGCATTTCCTCATAAGTGGGATAGGGGCTGGCAATGGCTTCACGTGGAGCATTCCACGGGTAAGCAAATTCCTCATACATCAGGAATTACCCTGCCGGTGTTTACTGCGATGTTCCTCAATTTCCTGGCAGGAAACGCAGCGGGTTACACCCAGATACGCGCGCCGGCGCTTTTCAGGAATTGGGGCATCACAGTCTTCACAAAATGAGGCGCTTATAGCAGGCGCGCGATTGACGATATTGGCGATATTTCGAGCCAGCATTTCATCGGTGCGCTGCTGCACGATGTCCATTGAGTCAGCCATTAGTGCGCCTCCTCAATCTGAGCCTGAATTTTTTCCGCTTCCTGATTAAGTAGCTCGGCTGCTTCGATGTGTGTCATTCCATCACTACGGATCTTCCATGCCAATACATTGAGGCGTGAGGCCATAATTTCTGCACGAGCAAGACGCTCTTCCTTGCGCGCATCATTCAGCATCATATCGAGTTCAATATATGAAGCAGGTTTACTGGTACCAGGTGATTTATACAGCATGTAATTTTCCTTTCTTCAGGCAAAGCGAATCCCGGCGGGTTTACGCCAATTAATTGCTTTGCATTATTTAGTTCGTAATAGTCATTCGTTTGGGGAACAAACTCACAACGGCTTTCAGGTGGTTCATTGCGCGAATCAACGCGTTTCTTTCATCAGTAGTGAGATCAGTAAAATCGGCTGAGTGCCGTTCTTTACCTATGTGCGCCAGGAAAAAAATGGCGCTTAACGCTCGTTTGTTATCCTGATAATTACTGTCAGTAACATCGCGCATTTCTGCAATAAAACGGGCTACATCTTTTTCGCAATTTCCGCCCATCAGTTGAGCCCGAAGCAGAGCAACATGATTCAGCGCGGCAACACGTTGACCGGCTGTCAGTTCGACCAGCATGGAATCGCCTTCGATAGCCATGATTTGCCTCTCTTAGGTAATGCCTGTGCTTTTACTTATGAATACGACAGAATTGCCGGGTTCCAGCGCTTACCGTTTTCTCTCATGATCCAGCCATGTCCGTATGACATGGATGGGTTTTGGCGTTTAAGCCTTGCTGCCAATGAGATCATAACTACCCTTCAACTCATGCCAAATGATGCACTTATACCGCTGATGGCATCGACGGTTGAGGACAGTGCCGGGTTAGCCTGAATACGCGCCTGTACCGCCATTGCAGCCAGTGTTAAGCAGCGAATACCGCTATTAACGTTTTGCAGAAGGCCACGTTTACAGTTGGCTGTCATAGGTTCTGTAGAGGTTGCGCCTGCTGCTAATTGGCCCACTTCTGCGGTGGCTTTCATGACATAAAGGGGAAATTTTTCATCAGCTACTTCGTTTACCGGCACACAGGGGAGGCACTGGATTTGCGCCAGCAGGCCATCAACCAATGTTGCATCCTCAGTGACATCAGTAAGGGCTAAAACCTCTAAGACGGTAAGCTGATGTGGCTGGTCTGGATTCAGCTTGTTACGCAACGTTTGCGCACGCATGCCGGACTGCTTAGCGACGTCTTCCAGGTTGTGAGCTAACGCGAATTTGCGACAGGCATCGTCGTAATGGGTATGGGTAGAAACCTTGAAATCAAACATGCTCAGGTCCTTCTTAACTTGCAAAATCAAGTTATGGTTTGATATAGCGGCATTTGATTGCTTGTTGGCGGTTCTTCTCACGCCATGCAGCAACATTGATAAGCGGATTACCATGTTTCGTCATGGTGGTTTCTACCACTTCGCCGGTCTTTCGATTAGTGCGGTTCTGCGTGTAGGTGAAAGATGGAGTAGGGGCAAGCAAGACAACGCCATTAGCAATCCATTTCTCTAGCACAGACAGGCTGATGCGGTTTGCTGCAGCAAAGTCCTGCTTAGACATGGTTGGGGAAATTGCCAGTGTGACAGCTTTGTTTACCGCTTCGCTGATGGCTGGCATCAAAACCGCTGCGACATTGGAAATAAAAATCTTGAGATTGCACTAAGTCAAATGCGTTCTGACTGTTTGCATTTTCAGTATGCATAACGCAGTATCTCCTGTTAGTTAAACGTCTTCTATGGTGTTGCATGTGGTGTGCTGACACTTTAGATCCGTTTTTATTATCTGTAAATAAGAAAATAAAACCTAAGGTTAAAGGATGCGCATTGAAAAAGCTGTTGGGCCTGAAGTTTTAGAGCGAATGCTTTCTGCATACGGTTTTAGTATGCAAAAGGAGCTGGCCGAGCATCTGGGTATAGCTAAAAGCAATGTTGCTGGCTGGGTGCAACGCGGGCAGGTTCCGGGTAATGCGATTGTGCAGTGCGCTTTAGATACTGGCGCTGATCTTAATTGGTTAGTAACAGGCGAACTTGAAAAAGCAAACTCTATGCCTGAACTGCATAACCTGACCGGTAAAGCTGTTTTCGATGAAGTTTTGGCTAATGGTGGTAAACCTGTTCTTCGCCGTATCCTTGATGCATATGGATTTACACTGCAAAAGCAACTTTGTGAATTATTGGATATTTCATCAGGGACGGTCAGTACTTGGATAAGGCGGAATTATTTTCCTGGTGATGTTGTTGTCACATGTGCAATCGATACTGGTGTGTCTCTTAGATGGCTAGCAACTGGGAAAGGGAATTTAAACAAGGAACAAATTTCCATTGATGCTGTAAATGAAATCCCACATAAGGTTTTAACTTCTGGAGCTCTAAGTGACTCTGGAATTTGGACTATTGATCTTAGCTTTATTAAACATTCCTTCAAACAGCCAGTTTTTATATCCAGCAACTATGCTTCTTGGATTGTTGATATGAGTATCACAGATATAAGCAACGGAAAATGGCTTCTAGGTATTGATGATAAATACGACGTTTACGACGTAACAGTCTTACCAGGCCGTAAAATTGAGGTTGTTAAAACTAACAATTTTATATGCGGGATTGATGAAGTAAAGGCTGTGGGTAAAGTAATTATTACCTTGGTAACTAACTGATGCGGCGTTTACCAGTGTTTTTTTGTTTTTAGAAGGAATTACTATGAGGCGGGAGTCTTTAGATTTTGAATGTTTAGTTAAAGAAATATTCCAACACTTATCTTGTAATTTAAAAAGTGATTGGGATGATAAGTTTGATATGGTTTTTGATTGGAATGATTCTGAGTACGTTTCCGAGATAAAATATTATAGAACAATGAGGGCGCAGGTTTCTCTTATTAATCGTGCTATTTTCCAATTTAAGAAAATTAAAGATGCTCGGCAGGAATTTATTGATGATGGAGTTGGTGGGCTATTAATTATCTCATCATATCTTGAGTCAGGTTTGAAGAATGTTATAGAAAATGAAGAGGATATTGTAATTGTTGATTTGTTTGATCTTTTGGCATTAACATCTGAATTACCAGAACATAGAGAGAAGCTAATAAAATTACTTGAGATTCCTGACGAGTTGATTGATGCAAATAAAGGAAGGAGTTTGGTAGAAATATTTGCTCGAGAAGATAGTTTTCATGAAGTAATTAAGTGCTCTGTACCTGTTGAAGATGACCCTCAAAATAACGAGCAGTTGATATCCAGATTGTTAGAGCTACCTGCGGGAAAGCAATATTGGAAGAGTTATGAGATTTTAATGATTGAAATACTAAAGTTTCTCTTTGAGGATGATTTAAAAGGATGGTACACGCAATATGAAAGTGAAAATAAATTAAACAGATATGATTGTGTTTGCGGAATAAAGAAAACTACAGAGTTTTGGTCATTATTAATTGAACAGTTAAAGTCTAATTATTTACTAATCGAATTTAAGAACTATAGCGATCAGATCGGTCAGGGTGAAGTGCTGACCACTGAAAAGTATCTCTTTGAAAATGCTTTTAGAAAAGTCGCTTTGATATTTTGTAGGAAAGGGGCTAATCACTCAGCGTTGGAAATGTGCATGGGGGCTATGAGAGAAAGTGGGCGTCTTATCCTTGTTCTTGATGATAAAGATGTTGCCGAGATGATTCATAGTAAAGAAAATGGGAGTGATCCATCAGATTTTTTGCATCAAAAAGTTGATGATTTTTTGATGAGATTATCCAGATAAAGAATATTAAAATAATAATAAATGGTTTGTGACTCTAAGTGGCGCTATTCAATTTAAAAGTATAATTGAATGCAGGAGAAGAATTTCAATGGTTTGGTTTCTAGCAGGTATAAGCGAAGTTTTACAACTGATGAAGTCAATTCCTATAGCATTTATCGGTGCAGGTTTTGGGATCTACTTTTCATATATGAAGTTAACTTCAAAAATAACTTATTCATTTTCAGTTTCCCCTAGGTTTTATGGTGACAAGCTGACCGATTTTGTCTTTCAAAATCGACGCGATAAGACTTATGTTATCCAGAAGGTTTTCTGCAAATATGCTGATGGTGAAATTTCAAGGTTGAAGGATTTTCATCCACCATTAATATTGAAACCTTATGAGGCTGTTGTAGTAGAATTCGAAGATGTCAGCGAGTGGCAGAGTCGAGATGGTATCACTTATAAGCCTAATCATATGGACTCATTCGAAATTTTCGCTTTTACTCATGGTAAAGGTGTTATCAAATGCAAAAGAGAATATAAATCTAAACACAAAGAACATACAGTAAAGCCATTCACATCAAGTTTTGATGACCTTATATTGCAGGGAGATATGTTTTTTGTTCTCGCAGGCTGGCAGGGAAAAAAATCAGTTAAGATTGTTTTCTATTGTTCAGGCTTTCTTGACGGCTCAGAAAATTTTGGTGGGTATAACTATATAGATATTAAAGATTCACCATGCCTTACAGTTGAGGATATAACTAGGGTTGTTTTTAGAAAAGGTTTTGATAAACAATGGGATTTCTTCAGAATCTATAGCGTTGAAAACTACAAACTAAATGTAGTTTTCACTCATCGCTCAAAAGATCAAAATGAAGGTTAATGACGAAATGTCAAAGGTTAACTATATTGTTATTCTTCGATAATATGACAGTTGCTTCATCTTTAGGAATAGTTAGTTGATATACATCGACGATGCGATGGTGGTTGTTTATTTTTAACGTTGTTTTAAATGAAAAGGATATGTTTCTTCCTAATAGAATAGTTATTCCACTATTTAAAAAAGCAAATGCTAGTGCTAATCTTTTAAAAAAAGGGAGTTTGTCAATTAAAATGAAAAGTTTCACAGATTCAGTCCTCTTGAGAGCTAGATGGGACATTATAGATGAAATAAAAAAAGAACTCGAACAACATGGGCATAATTTTTCAAGAGGCCCAATGTGTTTTTCAGTTGGCAACCTTGAATTTATCAGTGTCGCGCTTCCCTTGGCAGGAGCTGTAGCTGGGGCACTAGCTACCATTATTGTTGCCTGCGTTAGCCGTGGTAAGAAGATACGTGTGGTTTTTGAAGGCGATAAGGTTAAAGAGATTGATGCTTCGAATTATAAACAAGAAGAAATAATTGAGATGATAAAGGAAGTCAAAAGAATTGACATCAGTGATTAAAAATCACTACAGAAAGTTGCAGCCATTTTATCGCCTACATATGATTTAAGTGGCTGTTTTTAAAGATTTAAAATAGTATTCGGTCTTTTTTTGGTTGGTTGATTTGTAATATTTTTTTTCATATCGGCTAAAAAATATTCCGAAATTACTATATCCAACCTATACCATAATGTATTCCTGACAGCGTGAATCGAGATACTTTTTAGTCATAGAAAACTTTTTATGGCCAAGTTATCTTTGCGCAAAATCCTTTCCATTTTCCAATTCATAAAGTCGGCTGGCAAGGCTTCTGATTTCATGCAATGTCGGCGGGTCAGGGCCAAATTTAATTCCGCTTATTTCACGCGCTTCTGCAAATGCACCTGTGAGCGCATCTGGTGAAACCGCCCCGGGCTTTCTGCCACCGCCCCGGCTTTCTGCCACCGCGGCGGACTGATGAGTAAATCAGGCTATCTGATGGATTGCCCTTCCGGCACTCTTCTATTACAGCTTCAAGCGTAAGTCCCGTTTCTTTCAGCTCAAGGCTAAGTGGAACCGCCAGCTTATAATGTTACGGAAGCCAGAAACTCTCGCCTCATAAAATTCATTTGGC